GCAGCACCCATCGTGGCGCTTGAAATATAAGCCTTAATTTTGATGTCATTAATGTCCGCACCATCCACCCAACGGAATGTCAAATCAACAGTGTCGTTACTGGTAACACCAGCTGAACCAGTCTTGACCAGTGCGCTCAACAGGCTTGTTGTGTTGATTGAACCGCTGTCCTCTTTGTAATAAAGCAGGCTGCAACTACCCGTATAGCCAACAACTCCTGGGACATAGCTGCGGATATTGTCACCAAGCGTCGTAGATTCCAGGGTCTCAAGGTTTGCCTGCACCGAAAAACTGGACACCTTTGCAAGAGTCGTACCAGCGACCTGTAAGACGCCATCTCTGCCGGTATAGACCTTTGCCATCAGATCACGCCAATGAGATTCACTGTAACAGTGCTAACCCCAGGCCGCACCTGCGTTAACTGTGGCGCACTTTCGTACCTGTACTTTGCTGCTGTGCCTGATTCAGATGACACAGTGCCCGCAGGAGTGTTGATCTGACCGCCCATACCACTGTGATTAACGCAGTAGTAATACAAAGTTGGAGCGTCTTTAGCGACTTTGATTCGTGTGTACGCTCCAGCACTGCCAGCAGTTCCAAAGGTTGTCACGCCTGTTGTGTAAAGAGCACCACTGCCATGAGTGCCATCGCTTGTTGTACTAAGCCGTAATGGGTGGCCAGAGTTTGACGAGTCCGCTTGGCTAAACAAATAAGCAGTGCCTTCGGTCAGCGTCAACGTCTGGTTATTTGTTGAAGACCCGTCAATCCGATATTTGTTAGCTCCACCAGAAGCCGCAACTGTCACAACAAGTGTCACAGTCGGAACCGTTGTTGGCTCTGAGCGCAAAGCATCAGTGTTTCCGTTCCAACCTCCCAATGAACCGTCAGGTAACGCAAAAGTGCTGAAGGTGCCTTTTGTCTCGTCAAAATGGTCAAGGAACAGCTCTGCTGACGCATCGCCGATATTGGCGTAAGACAGTTGCAGTTTTACGTTGGTACGCTCGCTGCCGTACAGGATTCGTGTTTCAGCGCCGCTTTGCGACTTAAACGTTTTGATCGGGTAATCCCCAGGATCAAAAGCTCGGCTGGTTGGGGCAAGTGTTGGGAAAGCCATTAGTCGCTTAAGTTTTCGTCAGGGCTAATGTCAAATTGCCCGCTTTGCATCATGTGCGCGAGCTTACTGCTTCCATCATCGTTGCAAGGGTGCTCTGATGCAACGATGTCTACAGTGCCCTCTTGAGAGAACGTCAGTTGCTCTACAACATAAACGTTCTGAGACACCTCAGCATTAACCAAGGTAAAAACTGAAGAATGAAATGCTGCGTCTTGGACAACCCCATCGCTTACGCCCATAAATCCAGATTGCACATCCTCTGAATTAGTTTTGTAATAAGAAACATTGTACTGGCCATCACTTAGCGGGTTGACGCTGGTAACTATGCCTGTTGAACTAACCGTTCCATTGTTTGCAGGGTTGTATGGGCTGGATTCCGTAGAGACTTTGATAAACGCACCAGCCTGCAGGTCAAGACCGTGGACAGTTGTCGAAAAACTAATCGTATGGGTAACGAGTTGACGCAAGGCTAGAAAGTATTTGCCAACTTTTATCGCATGTTCTTTTGACGTGCAGAATTGCGTAAGGTTAAATTGCTCATGCGGCACCCTTTCAATGTTTGCAGATGTTTGTAGCGCGTCATAGTTTTCTGTCCGTTTAGCTTTTATTTCTACAACTTTTTCTTCTGGAAACTTGTTCTTGGTTTCCTGCCTGTAACGGACATTTGCCTTAAACGGTCTACGCTCCTCTGAGCTTAAGTATTCAACCTTTAATGAGTCTTCAAGAATGTTTCCAGCCGTAAAGAATTGACTGATTGTAAGAGGGCCAAGCTGAAATTTGCCACTGGTTGGGACATGCGGAATAGCAGGCAACAAGGCAAACTTGCCATCGGCTAAAACAAAATTGCATAAGAAGTTTGGCGCCATATCCATTACAAACTGACGCAAGTTAATGTTTTCGCCAATTACGCCGTTAAAGAATAACTTTTGCTTTTGCAAGAACTTGGAAGTTTCTTTTAACTTGTCTTTTTCAATCAAGGTTGGATTGGCTGCTGTCATCCCTGTTAAGCCTCCCGCACCACCCATCTGATCGGTGAATAAGTAAAACACAAGATCTGTCAATAAATTGCTTGGGCCTTTTGACTGACCGTTTGGTTCGTAAGTATTTAGATCTTCGTGCAATCTTTCTACGTGAAGTCCTCTACCAACCCAAGTGCGCAATTGATCTAGTTGCGTAAAATTGCGACTGGCCTTCAAGGAAAGACCGGCCATCGTCAAATCGTTGTATGTGGGACTTGGATCGTTAGGCAGTATCTCGTTTACATAAACGACTTCATGCTCTGGCTCGCTTTCATTTGACTTTTGAACAATGCTTCTGTACTGACTAACGTCTGCATACTGGCTTTGGCCTTCAAAAATAACATCTGCCTTCACAGTGTTCTGCCCAACGATCTCATTTCGTTGAGCTATTTGAAATCTAAGGCCAGACTCTCCATAAATAGTCTTGAAAGGATTGTCGTTTGTAATAGTTAAACGAGCACTAAACTTATCGTTAACTTCCCAGTTTGAAGTTGTACTATTCCCCTCAATTATTTCAATGCTTGGATCGGCCCAGGCTTTTGTTTCGCCTGACCAGTGGTTGTCTGAAAGCCGTTTGACTGTTGACCTATAGCGGATACGAATGCTCTTGCTGCCTGCGGTATAGGTTTGCGAAACTGTGTCAACCGTTCCAACTGGCAGATTACTAGCAAAGTGATTATCAATGGCAAACAACTGATAGTAAAAACCGTTTGCTCTTCCTGGTATTGCCTCAACTGTTCTTACAGATGTCACACGATAAACTTGCCCAGAGTAACGAAGAATACGTTCATTACTTGGGGTTCGATCGCGTTTGAAAGGATTGCTATTTTGATAAGGATTGCTATTACCCCCTGGGACATCCGTTCCGCCTATGCCGCGTCTTATACTTAATTTGCCGCCAACAGAATAATTACCGGAGCTGGCTAGCACGTCGATTGCTATAGGCGTCCAAACAGTGTCTTGTTCGTTATACACTCTTGCGAAATGCCCATCAGACAATCGTCTTTTTATCAATGTCCAGCGCACTATGGCGAAATCTAAATCGTTATTCTGATCTAAAAACTCTTTTGTGACGACCGTGATTGTTTGACCCACCGCGACAGAGCTGTCGTCAGGATTACCAGCAATTTCGTATGTCATCGCTCCAATTCGCCCCGCTGTCGCATTGCTTTCGTTCGAAAACGTTTCTACAGCTTCAATTGCATTAATTTGATTGTCAGTGCCATTGCTGTCCGCAGGAAGCACACTTGCCCTTTCAACCACCGACGGAGTTCCTAAGCCCGCAGCAATAAAATTAAAGTTAGGTTTTGTCATAAATTCTTTATTCACTTTTATCGCTGATTTTTGTACTACCGACCCAGCGGCAATAACATTAAACACTCCATCAATATTACTTACGCTGACTGGCTTGTTAACCAAAGATGTTTCGGAGTCGTTGTTTGGGATAGTTGCTGCAAGTTTTATAAACAAAGCATCATCTGAAAGCGCACGTAACTCAGCGCCGGGCAGAGGTACAATTTTAAATTCAAACTCTCTAGGCCCTAAACCTTTTGGGCTTTCAATCCTAATAAAGTTGTACTGAGAAACAGGTCTTTGGCCTACAACCACAAATCGCAACGGAAACGCTTTGAAGTCACGCGGTTGGCCACTTCTATTAACACCTGCCTTTCTGATAAAAATTCTAAAACAAGAAGACCTTGCGACTGTTGCTGTAATCGTTCCAGTCGCAACCGTTATATTATTCTGGTCGTATTCATTGATTTCATCTGACGATGGCAACCCAGGGAAAGAACATAACCCTTGTAGGTTTTGATATACCGTGCTTTTAATCCCTAGCTCTGTTACAACTGCTGGGCGATTATTTCGCACGGTTGCCGTCGCGATTTGAGTCAAAGGGAAAAACGCCGCGCCAACACCGTTTAGATCGTCAAGATAAATCTCTGGGCTGACAACTCTGTCTAGGCTCACAATGCCTATCTTCTTTTCAGGTGATTCACCAGTGTCAATGCACCTAAGCCGGATTTGCTGATCAGGTTTTTCTTCAAGTTCTGGGTTGAACTCAGTTTGCGACCTTGAGATAACTTTCCACAAAGTATTGCCGATTGCAAATATTTCGCCCATTTGCATTGCTGCATCAGCAGAAACTTGATCTGACACAACTGTTGAATTAATGTCGTCTACTTTTTCGCCAAGCTGATCTTTTTTTGACGCGTAGGCGTCTGTATGTATCTCAGTATTAGAGATACGAAAAATTATCGTGTCGTCTACCTCAACATCAATCACCTTAAACAATTCAGCGCCACTGGTTGTTGTGTTAGTTCCGCCACGGGTATGGCGGACCACTCCCATTCGTGGGCTGTACTGACGGCCTTCTCCTACATGC